AACGACTCGTTTAGCCCGTCGTTTTCTACCTTAAACCTTGCTTTATCAACTTTCTTAACCCTTAATTTTGAATGTGCAACCCTTTCTGATGTGTCCGTACTAAAGGAGAAGTCTTCAAAATCAATGGTTTCAAAGTCAAATATTACCCCGATTGAGTGTTGTTCTTTTATTGAACTCCACGCCCCTAACTTCTTGGAGAACATCTTGATTGAAGTTTTTAACGAGGGCGCAAGTCTAACAGCAAAATATCTGAAAGTCTTGTTTTTATAGAACAACTTTCCGTCAAGGTCGGGGGTTTCCCAACAACAATATATTGGTTCTCTATCGTCGTTGTATGAGTCGAGACTTTGTTCATCGTCATAGAACTTACAAGCCTTTCCGTCATGCGTTCCAAACCACAAGCTATCGTCGTATTCCCACATAACATTGGCATCTATGCCGGTACAATAAAATCCGGCGTATTGCCTTGTTGCGTAAGGTTCTGAACGGTCTGTTCTTGTGGATTGTAGCCCATCCAAGATATACAAACTTTTATTAATGGCTAATATGTATTGATCTTTATAGACAATCGAATAAGCGTTGTCTAAATCAATTTCCTCAAGCAGTTTTCCGTTTAGATAAAATGACCTACTTTGACCGTATTTTTCGCCTGTAATGTCTTGAGCGGTTATAGCGTACACTCCCGATTTTGTAAGGAATAAAGGCTCTGTTTGCAGATATTCAAATGTGTATGGAGATATTGCGCCGTTTCCCTGTAAAGTATTCACTAGCCTAAACGTGGCGTTTGATACATTGTTATCATCAACAGTGATATCTCCTTCCCTGATAAAAACTGACTGTGACGGTTCGCTATCATCCTTAAAAGTCGCAAGATAGTTGTTAACCCTTGCATATCCTTTAATTGCCGCCGCCGACACCCCTAAAGTCGAATAGTTTATATCCGGGAAATAAGTTGGATCATTGGCTTCTGAAAAGAAGTCATAATGCCTGTACTCTGGATTACCACTCAAGAAAAGCCTGTCAGACATTCCACCCACGCCAAATAACGTGCCGAACGAACATCTGTCAATAGACGTATCATATCTTTCTATCGTTCTGTAAGCTATGATTTTAACGTTATCTTCGCCTGATGATTTAGCGTTCCACGGCGCAGTTGCGAACTGAACAAGCCCTAGGTTTCTATTTACGCTAAATCCCGTTCCTTCTTCTAACTCTTGCCAATCTCCTGTATTTTGATTCATAACCCACGCTCTCACAGGCGTAGTATCAAGTTTTGAGAAAGAAAGATAATATTGGTTGGATGTTCCGTCTCCGATGAACCGTTCTTCAAACCCCGGCTGTAAGCGGTTAAGTGCATAATAAGGAGTACCGCCACCACTAGGAGTTTTTGCAATAGTCACTACAGGGATTTTGCCGTTTCCGTTAACAGGCTGTATTGTGTCCGTAAGGCTATCATATTCAAGGTATGTTTTGCCGTCTATGAGATATAGATTTTCGTGAGCGTTACCATTTTCGTCGAGTTTCTCAAACTGCCATGACACAGACCTCTGCGAGTTCATATTGTTATATACGATAGTGTACTCGTCTGTACCTTCTTTGTGCTTGTATAAGTCTGTTCCAACATGGAACAATTCAACATATCTAGTGTGGAGAAAATCTGTAACTTCCGTAACAGACTCTACTCGGATGTTATTCAAGGCTATAGCCAAAGTTCCTGCTTGTGACAACGCAGAAGCAACATAACAAGCAACGTTCATCGCCCCCACATAGTTAGCGGTCGGCGCACTAGCGTATATAGTGAAATGCTTTCCCGTAGGGTCTCCGAATTGTGACAAAATCCAACAATAAGAAGTGCGAGTCCCCGTTTTATCGTACAGTGATATTCCAATACTATAGTTGGTTATTGTAAGTGATGTTGCACCTTCTTTAAATTCTGCCGAGGTAATATCAAAATCGATTTTAACAGGCGTATTGTATGCGGCTGATGAAGCATACATAAGTGAATGAGCCGTATTTCCCCCTCTTGAACCGGCAGAAACAGGAGCAGTTTGGCTATCTTGGGTTTTTATCTGATATGTTTTCCCTGTTGTTTTATACACCTCGTTTGTATCAAAGTAATTGCCGTTATCTTCCGGGGCGGCACTCCATGAAGCGGCACTTGTGCGTTCATAGCAAACCATGAAGTTCTTAATACGCACCGTTCCGGCAATTAAACGAATCTCACTCGCATTAGAAGTCAATTTAATCTTGTTAAGAAAGACTCCCGACCCTGTCAAGGATGCAATCGGCGTTGCAGTGGCAGAAACGGGTTCCGGTCCAAAGATTATTTCCGCCGAGCTTGCGCTATCGTATTCAAAACTAACCACTATTTCCTTGTTATAGGGCATAGTTTCGCCTAACTTATACATTAAGCCTACGGTAAACGTGCTAAACGCATCCGACGTTCCCAACGCCCTGTTTACATTCGCAACCAAATTCCCTTGTTGGCTACTCAATTTAAGGGCATGATGTCCGAATATGCTATCAGAATGATCTCTTTTTATAAAAACATTGCCTATATCTTCCGGCGCAGGCTTCCAGGGTAATTCCTTCCATTCGCTAAGTGTCGTAGCCTTTGTTTTGTGACATATCCTTAACTCGGCAATCTTGAAATAATCGTCAGGGTCATTAGAAACCTTGACAAATTTAAGACTTGTGAGGTTTGCGTTTACTCCGAAACTATGTCGTGTTTGGCGTGGGTTATCCGCAGTAAGCGTGAAAGTATTGACGGATTCCGTTCCATTGGATTTTATATAGTGCGATTCATATGTTCCTACGGCATCCAACTTATATAGAACATATGCTACAGTGGGTATAACCTCGTCGTAGATTGTAAATGTATGCTCGTTACCATCAGTGAATAATTCAACATATTCTTCACTACTTCCTACAACACGGTTTACATCTTCCCCGGCTGAAAAATCTACAGGAATAGAATACCCCATACGTTTGCGCACTTTCCCCGGCACAAGACGAACCATATTCTCGGCGTTAGGGCTTCTTACTTCTTCAATATTTGAGCCGGTGTTGGTAAAATCTACTCCTAGAAACTCATCTATTGTCAGTATATTCTTTTTGGGAGATGCAGGAACTTTGAACGAAACTGCCATTTATATCCATCCTGTTTCTGATGTAAACTGTTCATATGCCGAAAGGTTTGCGGAATTAACCAATCTCTCAAACCCAACCTCAAACTCGTTGCGGTAAGAGGTTGCTATGCCGTTATCGTCATCCTTATATAGCTGTGATGCCATATACAAAGGCAATAAGGCGTATACTTCCGGGTCTATCGGTAATATATATGCGTCGTCGGTCTCGGTGGTTATCTGTTCGGGATATGCCCTGTAATAGATTGTGAAATTCCCTATCATATCACGATCCAATACAAGCGTTTTCGTGCCTTCTTGATAAAAGTCCGACGTTTGTAAATACTTCTGATATGCCCCCTCAAAGTAAATGCCTTGTGGGTCTATCATGTAAAAGTCCGGGGCAAGGGCTGTCATATCATACTTAACCTTGTCAGTGAATGCCACAACACTGTCGGCATCCGCAAACAATTCCTTGTAGATTGCGACATTCTTCAATGCCATAGGGTATGAAGTTGTAAACTCAAATTTAACCGGCTTTTTGTCGGGGTTGACTATAAGCCCCTTGAAAACTTCATAATTGTTTTGCTCAATATTAAGAGTCTCGACAATTACTCCGTCTACTGATATGTCACACGTTCCGATTCCCGAACACTCAAAATAATAAGACTGTCCCTCGTCCGTCTGATATGAATATGTGTCTGAAAACTCATGTATACGGTTAGATATGGATTCTGAAACAAGATTCTGAATATCCATTTGGGTTATTTTAACCGTCTTTGTAATAAACTTTCCGGCTGTTGCAAGCAACGCCAAACCTTCATTGGCGCAATGCGGCATTGCAGAAATGTAACCCGTCGTAGATTCATCCACTATTATTTGGTCATCAGCCGCAAACATTTTCTGTAATACGGCTAGTTTCAGGTCATACCATGTACTCATTTTAACCCTCTAATCTTGCTATAAGGTCTGCTTTACTACCCTTTGCGTCAAGTCCTCTCTCTGCGCACAGCTTTTTCAGTGTGGCATACTGCATTGACGAATAATCTTCGCTTTCAGAAACTTTACTTTCGTAAAGATTTTCTTTAGGCTGTTCAGCGACAAGCGTTTTGGGTGGAGTTGCCCCCACCCATGCGCTTTCATAGTTTTCGCCAACAACCTTTAATACTTTGTAGGTTCTTCCGTCATCAACAAACGTATCGCCTACTTTAAGTCCTTTAGGTATCATTGGCTACCCCCTTATGATAATGTCGTACCGTTATCAGCACCGCCAAGGATGTAAGCCGCCCAATTATTAAATCCCGCACTCCATCTTGCGTAACCGCTCCACTCAAGGTTGCGTGACTTGTTGAGAACTTCGTTTGAAACGTCAAGCGGTACTCTGTCAAAGAATACACCGGCGTTAAGTTCTCTCTGTGCTTCCGAACTCATCAGGATGTAAGGCTTCTTTCCTGCCGCCGCAGTCCAACGATGATCTACGATAAGCTTCCAAATGCCTTCCTGGGTGTTGATGTCGTTATTTGCGCTGTTAACAATCTGATGAGAATGAATGATCCTCTTGATGAGGTCTTCAAGGTCGGGTACGTTACCGGGAATGATGATTGTATCGAAGTTGTAACCCATTACGTTGCCTGACTGATTCTTGAAGTTACGTCCGATGTTAGCAAGCGTATAAAGCATTGTAGCGTCTGATCCAAAAGCGTTTGTGAAAACGTTTGACTGAACAGGAACTCCTGTCTTCTTGCCGGGATGATCTGTTGCGAAAAGAGCCTTGCCGTCGCCGGTTGTCTTGTCGTATGACTTTGTTCCATAAAGGAATGTTGTACCTTCTGCTGTAAGTGCATCAGAAGCGAACTGCGCTCTACTTCTCTTGTAAGCACGAACAAAGTTAGCGGCTGTCTGCTTCATAAGGTCGATGTTGCCGTCGTCCTTTGCTTCACGGGTACACATGAATGTCTTGATGAACTGATGATGCTCGATAAGTTTCGAGAATCCCATGTTGTAATCATCCTGTATACCGTTATCTCCTTCGGTAACTTCCTCAAAGTTTCCGAACTCTGTCATTGAACCCTGTTTCTCGCCGAACTTCTTGGAAGTCTTAACGTTGAAAAGGGCTTTTACAAGCTCGTCATCCTTGTTCTTCTCTGTATCTGTGTCCTGTATAACCATTGACAACTCGGTATCAATGGTCTTCCACGCTTCATCATTGAGTCCGCCGTGTTTTGAAAAAATTACTGCCATATCTATAATCCCCCTCTCTCTTATACGAACCTACCTACGACCTTTGCACCTGATGCGCCGCCGTCTGTAAGTAACTGGAATATGCCGCTTGTGGTTGTTGCTGTTGCCTGTTCTGTGGTAACAGTAACCTTATTGCCGGCTTTAAGTGATGTTCCTGCCGCTGAAAGAGTTGTCTCAAACTCGTACTCAGGAAGAATAGGAATCACTGCAAGCTTGTCCCCGGTCTTTGCCGTAATGTCCTTGCCTGCATATACAAATTCGGGTGCGCCTGTCTCTGCAACCGCCGTTCCTGCCGCTCCAAAAGCAACAAGGCTTCCGTGTTTGTAAGTTGTGCCGTTTGTAGCCAGTATCTCTTTTTCGATAGGTGCTACGTCTGACTCGGCTCTGATAAATTCAAATGCCATAGTTAATACCCCCTTAACCTATGTGTAATTTGCTTGCGACTGATTTATACAGTTCTCTTATTTGCTTCTCTGTCTTCCCCTCGGACTTCCAACGGCTCATAATTTCAGCCGGAACTTCGACGTATTCCTCGTCCTGTTCCACGCCGCCTTGAGTAGCAAGATGATCCTTGCCCCTCATCTGATTAATAGCCTGTTGTCTTGCCGCATCTTTGGTATTGCCGTAGTTAGCTATCTTATAAGCATCAACCAACGACATCCCCCTTTGAACACGGTCAAGTATTTCCGGGAAGTTTGGTAGTGCCGCTAACTCGTTTATCCCTTTGATATTCGGGTCAAACTTCGTTATCTCGGCTATATCCCTCTGTACTGCGTTTTCTGCCGCAACTATCTGACTCTGTTCGATAACGTGCTGTGCTTGCATTACAACGGGATTCTGTGCAATCATCCTGTTTATTAACTGCGGATCAACGCCCTTTTCCTGTAACTCCTGTTCATTGGCTTGTCTCTGCTGTATCTGCAAAGCGTCCATGTAGTCGTTAACATTTGTTATGGGCTGTCCCGTTAAAGGATGAGTCACGCCTTGGCACATTGCCGCTACTTGCTGATTTAAGGCATTCATTTCGGACTGATACTTGTTCCTTGCATCTTCCTCTGCTCTGCGCCTTATTGCGGCATAACGTGCGTTTTCCTCTGCTGATTGTTCCTGCGGCTCGGAGTCTCCGCTTTCTTCTGCTCCTGTTTCGGTTTCCTCGGCTTCGGCTTCTTCTGTCGTTTCGACGGCTTCCGACTCTTCTACGTCTGCGACCTCTCCTTCCTCTCCAAAGAGTTGTAAGTTGAGATCAAGAAGATTTTTGTTTACCATATTCAATTTTCCTTTCTGTGATGTTTGCGCTATCCTCTGCGATTTATGCACTAAAAAAGCACCCGTAGGTGCTTATTAGCCGATTGGTAATTCAGTTCTGACTGTCTCTAATACTTGTTTGTAATTAGAGCAGTTTATATTGAGACAGCTCATATCCTGTTCCACGAATAGCCGTGTCTTTGCATCCGGCGTGTCGTCGTTTTCCACGATGTTACGGGATTGGGTTATTCTCAATTCCACTTGGCATAACGGGCATTTCATTTGACATATCCCCCATTTCCTGCATCATTTGAGCCTGTTGCTGTTGTTCAGCAAGCATCATTTCTATCTGACTTAAAACATCCCCGGCGTTTGGATAATGGTTCTTCTCCATAAGACTCCAATACAGTCTCATTGTCTCCAAAGAGCCTAACTGTCCGAAAGCACCCGATTGAAGTTTCATATCAATCTGTTGCCACATTGCTTCCCGGTTAGCCATCATTGTTGATGTCGGGTCGGTTTCAAACATGAACTCATCGTTCCAGTAATATTCTCCGGCGGCATCCTGTTTAACGAAATCCGCTTTATCCAAGAACGCAAAGTCCTGTTGTCCGTTTATTCCACTTCCCGTGATAGGTAATGGATCATCACTGTACGCAGGCCAAAACTTGCACATCAATTCGTACAGTCTAGCGTAAGCGTCATTCTTCATTACACGCTTACTTTCCAAACGTCCTGCCGCCTGATTGATTGAATACTGTTTTGCAGTACCCGAAACGGCTGACGGATCGTATTTACCCTGAAACGCATCTGTGATACCCAAAGTCGAACGTGCGTCTTCATATGCCTTGTTAATCATTGTCATATCCTGTTGGATGTTGACTTGCATATTCAGAACGTCTATCATGGCTTTTTGGTCGGGGCTGTCAAGACGTGCTATCTTCAATTCCTTGTCCGTAGTTTCAACCTTTACTCCACGGGGCAATGTGACGATAGAACCGCCCTT